AACCGAAAACTTAAAAATGTCATGCAATCAGGCGAAAAAGAGCTTATTTCTACATATCAGAACTCCGCTGAAATGGAAGTCGATAAAGCCAGCCGTAACTACAAAGAAGCCTACGACTCGGGTGATTCCGATAAGTTACTTGAAGCTCAGCAGGAAATGATCCGTGCTCAGCTTAAGCTCGATAAAGCAAAAAATTTCAAACCTACTGTACAAAACGAAGAAAATGATGTACAAATCACACCACAGAGGTCTCAAAACCCTCAAATGGACCCGAAAGTTGCGTCATGGGTGTCAAAAAACCCATGGTTCGTTGATCAAAATAAACGATCTATGCGCAGATATGCTGAAGGTGTCCATGAGGATTTAGAGGCTAGATATGGTCGAGGCTTCATTGGTACTGATGAGTACTATGCAGCGATAGATAAAGAAGTTCAGCGCCGGTTCCCAGAAGAATTTGGCACTACTTACAACGAAGAGGAAGATAAACCTCAACGTACAAAACCAAGCACGGTGGTCGCACCAGCTAAGAGGAGTACTGCTCCTAAAAAAGTAGTTCTTTCTAAGACGCAGGTGGGCTTGGCAAAGAAATTTGGATTAACCAACGAGCAATATGCTCGTGAACTTATGAAATTGGAGGCCTAAATGGCTGAAAGCAGATTACAACGCGAGATTACAAATAGAACTACCCAAGAGCGCCCCAAGCAGTGGCAGCAGGCGGAACTTCTACCGGAACCCGATAAGGCTCCGGGCTTTGCGTACAGATGGATTCGGGTGTCTACTTTGAACAATGCTGATCCTCGTAACCTCTCCGCTAAATTGCGCGAAGGTTGGGAGGTGGTAAGTGTAGAAGAGCAACCTAAATTTCAACTGCTAGTTGATCCCAATAGCCGATCAAAACAGCAGAAACCAAAGGAAGGTAGCTGATGTACCAAACTAAACAGGCGCTGGATCTTTTGATCCAGCAAATTGATGCAAGCATCAAACAAATCGAAGAAGACTTAGGAGCCAAATCTGCTAAGTCTTACGAGGAGTACTGCAATAAATGTGGGGTTATCACAGGTCTACTCACAGCTCGCAGAAACATTGCAGACCTGACAAAAAACTTGGAGAACTCGGATGAGTGATTTACCTACGCTGGACTTGAGCAAGGTCGATTTATCAGCGCTGATGCACAAAAAAGCGGAAGAGAAAGCAAAACAATTACCAAAGCCTTCGGGCTATCGCATCCTCTGCGCAATTCCGGAAGCGGAAAAGCAATTTGAAGAGAGCGAGATTGGTTTGATGAAAGCAGACGAAACCATGCGCAACGAAGAGACCCTCACAACGGTCTTGTTTGTAGTTGAGCTTGGCCCAGACTGTTACAAAGATACAACAAAGTTCCCAACGGGACCTTGGTGTAAACAAGGCGACTTTATCTTGGTCCGGCCCTATGCTGGCTCACGATTAGTCATCCACGGTAGAGAGTTCCGCATCATCAACGACGATACTGTAGAAGGTATTGTTGACGATCCACGCGGCATCAAACGCAAATAAGGAGCGCACATGCCTAAATTTAGCGATAGCTATAAGTTCCCTGACGAGGAAGATAAGGGTAAACCCGAAGATACCCTAGATATCTCCGTTGAGGGCGATGACGTAGATATTAATATCGACGTAAAAGACGATACTCCCCCTGAAGACCGGTTTGTAGAACCTCTTCCAGAGCTATTAAAGAGGACTTGGAGAAAGCCGACGACTCTGAAGATTACTCCCATAACGTAAAGCTTAAATTTAAGCAGTACAAGAAGGCTTGGCACGACGAGCGTAGGGAGAAAGAGGCTGCATTACGTGAGCAACAAGAGGCTTTAGCCGTTGCACAGCGTATTCTTGACGAGAACCGTAAGCTTAAAAATGTCCTGCAATCAGGCGAAAAAGAGCTTATTTCTACATATCAGTCTAGCGCTGAGATGGAAGTCGATAAAGCCAGCCGTAACTATAAAGAAGCCTACGACTCGGGTGATTCCGATAAGTTACTTGAAGCTCAGCAGGAGATGATCCGTGCTCAGCTTAAGCTCGATAAAGCAAAAAATTTCAGACCTACTGTACAAAACGAAGAAAATGATGTACAACTCGCACCACAGAGGCCTCAAAATCCTCAAATGGACCCTAAAGTTGCGTCATGGGTGTCAAAAAACCCATGGTTCGTTGATCAAAATAAACGATCTATGCGCAGATATGCTGAAGGTGTCCATGAGGATTTAGAGTCTAGATATGGTCGAGGCTTCATTGGTACTGATGAGTACTATGCAGCGATAGATAAAGAAGTTCAGCGCCGGTTCCCAGAAGAATTTGGCACTACTTACAACGAAGAGGAAGAAAAGCCTCAACGTACAAAACCAAGCACGGTGGTCGCACCAGCTAAAAGGAGTACTGCTCCTAAAAAAGTAGTTCTTTCTAAGACGCAGGTGGGCTTGGCAAAGAAATTTGGATTAACCAACGAGCAATATGCTCGTGAACTTATGAAATTGGAGGCCTAAATGGCTGAAAGCAGATTACAACGCGAGATTACAAATAGAACTACCCAAGAGCGCCCCAAGCAGTGGCAGCAGGCGGAACTTCTACCGGAGCCAGATAAGACTCCGGGCTACGCGTACAGATGGATTCGGGTTTCTACTTTGAACAATGCTGACCCTCGTAACCTCTCCGCCAAATTGCGCGAAGGTTGGGAGGTAGTAAATGTAGAAGAGCAACCTAAATTTCAACTGCTAGTTGATCCCAATAGCCGTTTTAAAGACAGCATTGAGATTGGCGGGTTGTTACTTTGCAAGACTCCTTCTGAGTTTGTCGATCAACGAACGAAACACTTCAATGATATGACTCGGGCACAGGCGGAAGCTGTAGATAACAATTTAATGCGTCAAAGCGATGCGCGGATGCCAATCTTCAATGAGCGGAAATCTACGACTAGCTTTGGTAAAGGTACTTAAATTTACATAGGAGTCTTAAATGGCTTATCCAACGGTATCGGCCCCTTACGGCCTAAAACCGATCAATCTGATCGGGGGTCAGGTATTTGCTGGTTCTACCCGCAACATACCTATTCAGTACGGTTACAACGCTAACCTGTACTACGGTGATCTCGTGAAGTTAGTGCGTGGTTTCGCAGTTCAATCTACGATTACTACTAGCTCTGGCAGCACGGCATATGATTCAGTTCCAACTGACGCCATTGTTGGTGTTTTCTTGGGCTGTTCTTACACCAATCCTACGACTAAACAACGTCAATTTGCTCAGTACTGGCCCGCTGGTACTACTGCTGGTGACGCTGTTGCAATCGTTGCGGACGATCCTGACCAAGTATTTAAGGCTGCTGTTCAAGTAGCTGCTGGTACTTTGGCTTCTGCATCTAACGCTTTGACTGGTCAAAACATTGCTATCAATCGTAACTGGGCTGGCGGCACAGGCAATGCTAATACAGGTAACTCCTATATTGGCGTGACTGCTCCTACAACCTTGACATCGCCTGGTACAGTTTTGCCAATTCGCGTTATCGGCCCCGTGCCTGATACAGCGTACACAACCAGCGCTACTGGAACTTCTAGCACTACGACCATTACCTTGACTGGTTCTGGTTTGCCTATTGCTATTCCAGTTGGTACTGATGTTGGTTATATCACTGCAAATGGTCAGTACTACAGCTCTGGTTCATTCGTGACCACAGCAGCAGCTGCTGGCGCAACTTCGGTGACTATCAACGCGGCTATGGGATCTGAAGGTACATCTGCTACTTTTGTGTTCACCGTGTACCCCGAAGTGCTTGTGAAGCTCAATATGGGCGTCCATAGCTATTACAACCCTAACGCTGTTTAAGGAGTAATCTAAAATGGCTATTTCACGCGCACAACTACTTAAAGAACTCTTACCCGGCTTGAATGCCCTATTTGGTTTAGAGTACGCACGCTACGGCGAAGAGCACAAAGAGATCTACGAAACAGAGACCTCTGAGCGTTCATTCGAGGAAGAAACAAAGCTGTCTGGTTTCTCAGCTGCACCTGTTAAGAACGAGGGCTCTGCCATCGCTTATGACAATGCACAAGAAGCATGGACTGCTCGTTACAACCACGAAACCATCGCTTTGGGCTTCAGCTTGACTGAAGAAGCTATCGAAGATAACTTGTACGACAGCTTGTCTGCTCGTTACACCAAAGGTTTGGCTCGCGCTATGGCTTACACCAAGCAAGTTAAAGCTGCTGCTGTTTTGAACAACGGTTTTAGCTCTGCCTACGCTGGTGGTGACGGCGTTGCTTTGTTCTCAGCGCACACCCCTTGGTGGCTGGTGGTACTAACAGCAACATCCCATCTACCCCTGCTGACTTGAACGAAACATCGTTGGAAAACGCTGTTATTCAGATCGCTGCTTGGACAGATGAGCGTGGTTTGCTGATTGCTGCTAAGCCTAAGAAATTGGTCGTTCCTTCTGCATTGCAGTTCACGGCAACTCGTTTGCTCGAGACTGAACTCCGCGTCGCTACTGCTGACAACGATATCAATGCATTGAAGAACAACGGTTCAATTCCTGAAGGTTACACAATTAACCACTTCTTGACCGACACCAATGCTTGGTTCTTGACAACCGACGTGCCTAACGGCATGAAGCACTTCGTTCGTACCCCCTTGCAAAACAGCATGGACGGTGACTTTGATACAGGTAACGTCCGTTACAAGTCTCGTGAGCGTTACAGCTTCGGCTGGTCTGACCCTCTGGGCATGTACGGCTCTGCCGGTGCTTAATATTTCTTAGGAAATATTTGAATGGGGGCCTTGTGCCCCCTTTTCTTTTGTTGTATATTGCATTTAACCCGGGGTTATCCGGTGCATTAGACAGTCCCGGCTGACGACATACAGACTAATGCACTTCACTTGTATGTAAGGAAACATCATGGCAACCACCACGTTCTCCGGCCCAGTAACGTCCACAAATGGTTTTATTGGCGCAGTAACCGGCACAGTCACCGGTACAGTCGTAGGCAACGTAGACGCCACCGCAGGCTACATTCAGCTTCGCACCGCTACTACAGCACAAATTGCTTCCGCAACAGATTCAGTAAACACTGCTGGTAAAGCTGCAGGCACAATCGTATTCAATACCACTTTAGGTACATTGAAGATTGCTACAGGCGCAAATGCTACTAGCACTTGGGTGAACGCTGACGGCACAACCGCTGTTACACCATCCTAATTAGGAGCATCAAATTATGATGCAATATGATGTAAAAGCGGCGCATGCTGAAGCTACAGGCACAGTAGTGTCTGAGCGTACTCGCCTTAAAGGTTATCAATGTATTTCTGGCGGTACAGCCGGAGACATTATTTTCCGTGACGGCGGGTCCGGTGGGACTATTCGTCTGCGCTTCAATATTGGAACCGGCACCCAACCAATTGGTTTGACGATCCCCGGCGAAGGTATTTTGTTCAATACCGATATCCACGTTACGGTGCCCGGTACGGCACCCAACGCAGCAAAAGTCACGGTGTTCTATGGCTAAGTCCCCAGCATGGCAGCGCAAGGAAGGCAAGTCCGAGAAGGGCGGTTTGAACGCCAAGGGCCGCGCCTCCTACAACAAAGCGAACCCCGGCAAGCCCGGTCTGAAGGCCCCACAGCCCGAAGGCGGACCCCGGCGCGACTCTTTTTGCGCTCGTATGAAGGGGATGAAATCCAAGCTGACCAGCGAGAAGACGGCCAACGACCCGAACTCGCGTATTAACAAGAGCCTGCGGGCGTGGAATTGCTGACATGGACTTGCCAGTCTGGAACACCGTCCTGTCGTTTGCTTCGGCGCTGCTTCTGTTTTGGGTGAAGATTTCCCATGACGAGGTCAAGCGCCTGTCTATCTTGCTGAGCAAGACTCGGGAAGAGCATTCCGACAAGTTTGTGACCAAGCAAGACATGCACAATGACATCAACCGAGTAATCACTCGTTTGGATCGGCTTGAGGGCAAGATCGATGACTTCATGAAGGAGCAGCGAAGTGCCATCAGTTAGCAAAAAACAACACAATTTCATGGCGGCGGTGGCGAATAACCCAGCGTTTGCCAAGAAAGCAGGCGTCCCACAGTCCGTGGGCAAAGAGTTCTCCAACGCGGACAAGGGCCGCAAATTTTCTAAAGGTGGCGATATGAAAGAGTCCAAAGAGATGATGAAAAAGGAAGTGTCCTTCATGAAAAAGAAGGGTGCTCCTAAGTCCATGATCAAGCACGAGATGGCCGAAGCCAAAGGCTACAAGGCCGGTGGTTCGATTGGCACGACCAAGATGGGCGCGGTCAAGACTGCCGCTCCAAGCCGTGACGGTATTGCCACCAAGGGCAAGACCAAAGGTACGGTGGTCAAGATGGCACGCGGCGGCAAGGCCTGCTAAGGAGAGAACCATGGCAGAGAAAGAAATGAGCCCGGCTGAGCGTGCAGCTCGCCAAATGATGGCTGACAAGAAGGCTGACGAAGCCAACGAGAAGGCCTACAACGCAGCCAGCAAGACGCCTCCAGCACCTGCGGTCAAGAAGGCCAAGGGCGGCAGCGTGACTCGTGCAGACGGTTGCGTGACCAAAGGCCATACTCGCGGCAAGATGGTGTAAGCCATGTTGGCCAGTCGCGGCATGGGTGCCATCAACCCTTCGAAGATGCCTACCGGCAAGCGTAAAGCTCGCCGGGACGATACTGACTTCACGCAATACGCAGAAGGTGGTCAGGTTGGGTTGTATGCCAATATCCACGCAAAGCGGGCGCGAGGCGGGAAAATGCGTAAGCCGGGGCATAAGGGCGCACCTAC